GAGATTGAAAGGTTAGGTCGTGTTGTTGACAGTCAAAACGACAGGTATGCTGCGGTGATGTTACGTGATGGTTAAAATTAAAACTAACATTGAAGTTAGGTTCACTGATGTGGATAGCCAGCTTCATGTAAACCATACAGCTATCGTGGAGTATATCGCCCACTGTAGGGTGCAGTTACTACACCCCATAGAAGAAGTTGAAGACTCGGAGTATGATCACGTTCTAGTACATCTCGCCATTAACCTGTGTGAACCGTTGTGTTACCCAGCTGATGTTGTAGTTACTGGTCATATTCTAGAGGTTGGAAGTAAATCAGTAACTACCCGCTACCTAGTCCATAGTGCGGGTAGGCTTATTGCTGATGCAGAATGTGTTAACGTGGTTATGAGATTCGGGACTACTACTAGTATCTCGATACCTGTAGAGTTACGTAATCTATTAGAGAATGGAGGTTAAACTAATGCCTAAACGAACAGTCGTCTGTGATATTGAAACAGATGGGCTGCTTAACAGTGTCACTAAAATATGGTGCATTGTGTGTAAGGACTGGGACACTGGTGAGATATTCACCTTTGACCCTACTCAACTAGATGGGTTCGATGACTTCGCGCCTACAGTACACCACTGGATAGGCCATAACTTCATAGCCTTTGATCTTCGTGTTCTCAAGAAGATCAGAGGTGTAAAGATAAAGCCAACTAGGGTGACTGATACATTACTAGTGTCCCGTCTTCAGCAGTATACTAGGGAGGGAGGTCATAGTCTCAAGGCGTGGGGTAAGACACTTGGGTTCCCTAAGGTAGGCCATGAGGACTGGACACAGTACTCACCTGAGATGATGCAACGCTGTATCACTGATGTTGAGCTAACTTACAAGGTAGCTAAATATTTAAAATCCGAAGGCGGAAGGCTAGGAAGCAAACAAGCAAGCCAGATAGAACACCTGAGCCAGCACCATCTGGAGAGTCAGAGTGAGCTAGGCTTCGCGCTCGATGTACCCAAGGCGCATCGGCTTTTCGCCATGTTCAAAGCTAAAGCACAGACACTTAAGACTATGATTAAGAATGCTGTACATGATAGGCCCTACGAGATTGGGAAGATAACCCCTCGTTATAAGCAGAGCGGAGAGTTATCTAAGGTAGGGTTGAAGTTTCTTGGTGATGAGTACACTGATGTGGGTGGTGTATTTACTCGAATTGGATACGAGGAGTTTAACCTAGACTCCACCAAGCAGAAGGTACTACGGTTGATGCCATACTGGAAACCTACTATGCGAACCAAGGGTTATCGTAAGCTCATTCAACGTAAACATGACAAAGATATTAATGATGAAGAGTTCGAGCGTAGAGCTTATACCATGTGGCAGTTGAGTGATGAGAACTTAGCTACTATCAGTGATAAGGCACCGATAGAGTTTAAGTCTTTAGCTGAGTATGCGATGCTCACATCACGAGCTAATGAAGTGGAAGGATGGTTAGATGCGTTGGGATCAGATGATAGAGTACATGGACGTTGCTTTAGTATTGGGGCTATTACCCATAGGATGTCTCATAGCCAGCCTAACATGGCTAATATACCGGGAGGTCACTCCCCCTACGGCCAGGAATGCAGGTCTTGTTTTACTGTGGGCCAGCCTGATGCTTACGTTTTACTGGGCTGTGATGCTAGTGGAATCCAGCTGCGTATCCTTGCTCACTACATGAACGATAAGGATTATACATACGAAGTTGTCAATGGTGACATCCATCATAAGAACTTAGATGCAATGGGTATAGACAAAGGAAGGTGGAATGATGAACGAGGACAGTGGGAACAACGAGAAGTCGCAAAGACTTTTATCTATGCATGGTTACTTGGAGCGGGTGACGAAAAGGTGGGAACTATTATTGGTGGAAGTCCAAGTGATGGACGAAGAGTTAGAGAGACTTTCCTTTCTAGTCTCCCGGCTCTTAAACGACTCAAATCAGACGCAACCAAAGCAGCTAGACTTGGAAGAATGGCTGGCCTCGACGGTAGACAAATACAAATTAAATCCGCACACTTCGCACTCTCATGTTACCTCCAAGGAGCCGAGTCAGTTATCATGAAGTACGCTATGCTACTGTGGCACGGCTGGGTAGATAAACACGGCTACGATGCACGTCAGGTAGTGGTGGTACACGATGAGTTCCAAGTCGAGGTAGTTAAGGAACACGCAGAAAAGGTTGGTGAGTTGATTAAGAAGTCTATCATCATGGCAGGGCAGCACTTTAACCTCAAATGCCCACTCGATGCCGAATATACAATGGGGTTAACTTGGGCTGATACACATTAAGTGTTGACACCCTCATCTAAATACCTTATACTATTACTATAAGGTAACAATTCTTAGAGACGCCTAAAGAGAGACACTGACACTGACACTAACAAGTAGGAGATAGATAATGTTTATTTTTGTACTACTGGCGACAATCCTAGGGTTTCAAGAGCCAGCATTAGACCAAGTAGAAGTAAGCGGCCAACCGGCATATGTATATATTGGTTGCCATCTTGTTGAGGAAAACCCAAAGGATGGAAATGCTGCTTTTGGTCCGTTTGGGATTGTAACACCTGTTGTGTTTTTTAAACAGGTTTCAGATGATGGTACTGTAGGGCCAGTTACTACTGCCACGCCGTGCTGATGTAACTTATAATACAGAGAGAAGGAAGGACCATAAAATATGGCTACTCAATCTACAATCGTAGAAGCTACCCTGTATTGGGCCAACCTCATTCGTAAGAATGGGATGTCTGGGCAATACCAAGTTGATCTCGGTAACCTAGATAAGGTTGCTGTGAAGAAACTCGAAGGTCTTGGCCTAACTATCAAGACAGACACGAACAAGGATGACGATAGTAAGCCCCGTAGAGGTCGTTTCGTTACTGCTAAGTCTAACTACCCTATCAGGATAATGTTCAAGCCGGGTATCGAGAGTGTTGAGGGAGATACTATTGGTAACGGTACCCTTGCCAAGGTCAAAGTACATCCGTATGACTGGAAGTTTAAGACTAAGGTAGGCACCAGTGCTGGTATTACCAAGCTTCAGATTACTGATCTCAAGGTCTATGAAGGTCTTGACGATGATGATGATGATGACGATGACTGGGGTGATGACGATAGTGACGATGCCTTGGAGGGCTTCAAAGACGCATAGGTAGTTAACTAACATGGGCCAAGGTTGTCGCTAGGCAGCATAGACATAATAGCCTTGGGTGCTGGTGAAGAGGAGGTAGGCCAGACTCTTCATATGCGAAGGGTTTTCGACATGTACGAAAGGAATACGACATGAAGATAAAGAAAGGTAATGTAAGGGCAGGGTGGCATGACCAAATGAAAGCAGAGGATTTCATTGTTATGATCGAACCTCTAGTACGGCAACCTGTGAATACAATGCACGAATGTGAGGGTGATATGTGGATGAGTGACTTTTCTAAGTTATCACAAGCCGCTGATAGGCTACACTTAGCGGCTGAAGAGATAAAAGAACGGAGATCTCAATGAATATCGACACACTCATTGATGACATCCATGAAAAGGTAGATGCTGGCTTCGAACCTAACGAAGACCACATGCAATCTTTCTTGGATGCTATGAAGTGGGCAGTGACTCGACAGATGACACCATCAGAAAGGGGGCACCGTAACACCCTCCGTATGTCGAACATAGGGAAGCCGGATAGGCAGCTATGGTACGAGATCAATGGTGGAGTAGACAGGGAGGAGTTAACTCCTTCAACCCGTCTGAAGTTTCTCTTCGGAGACATAGTCGAGGCACTGCTTATCTTCCTGATAAAGGAGAGCGGTCATGAGCTTACTGATGAACAAGCAAAGTTGGAGGTTGATGGTATCGTTGGACATATGGATTGTTCGATTGATGGTGTACCAACTGATATTAAGAGTGCGTCTGCATACGCTTTTAAGAAGTTTCAGGATGGCTCTTTGGCAGACAACGATCCCTTCGGTTACATTGCGCAGATTAGTTCGTATGCGTATGCGAAGAAGAGTGAAGAGGCTGCGTTCTTTGCGATGGATAAGCAGTCTGCTAAGTTAGCGCTGATGTCTGTCCATGAGATGGATATGATTGATGTACCAGCACGTATTAAGCACATGAAAGAAGTGGTGGCGATGGACACTCCACCGGATAAGTGCTTTAAACCTGTCCCTGATGGTAAAAGTGGTAACATGAAGCTAAATGTTAATTGCTCATACTGCGCCTTCAAGGTTGGGTGTTGGTCCGATGCTAATGATGGGGAAGGGTTGCGCCTCTTCCTGTATGGTAATGGCCCACGCTGGTTAACTACCGTTGTGCGTGAGCCTGATGTATTTGAAAAGGAATAACTATGGATAAGTTCGATGACACGATGGACGAGTTAGATTGTGAGGAATACTTTAGCTTCTCCTATCGTATGGGTGATAGGGATGCGGAGGTCAGTATGACCTACCCTGATGGGACATGGTTGTATGATACTGAAGGGCCACTCAAGCTGTTCCAACAATTCATGCAAGCAGCTGGTTACGAGTCTAAGGTAGGCTTTACAGTTAACGGTAAGCCTGTCGAGGATGGTCCACATATGAATGATGATGGACTTAAGGATGAGGAAGTAGCCTAGGTGTACTACTCGAAGTACAAGAGATCAGGGGTGTACAGGAGTGGCTTGGAAAAGGCCATAGCGGAACACCTTAGTAAACATAAGGTGAGGTTTAAGTACGAGAAGGTTAAGGTCAAGTACACTAAACCGATTACCAACCACACTTACACCCCTGATTTCACCCTTCGTAATGGGGTGATCATCGAAGCGAAGGGACTGTTCAGTAGTGCTGATCGTAAGAAACATCTGCTTGTCAAGGAGCAACACCCTGACTTAGACATACGGTTCGTATTTAGTAGCTCTCGTAAGAAGCTCTACAAGGGTAGTAAAACTACATACGCAGACTGGTGTAACAAACACGGGTTCCTGTTTGCTGATAAGCTTATACCAAAGGAGTGGACTCAGTGACTATTCATCTGGTAATCCCAGATCAACACGCTCATCCGGACTTCTCTAACGATAGGTTTGAATGGTTGGGTAAGTTGATCGTAGACCTACGACCTGATGTCGTAGTAAATATCGGAGACATGGCTGACATGCCGAGTCTTTGTTCGTATGATCGGGGGACTAAAGTCTTCGAGGGTAGGCGATATAAATTAGATATTGCCTCTGCCCTAGATGCACAAGACAAGATGTTAGCTCCTCTTAGGAAGGCTAAGAAGAAACGGCCAAGGTTAATCTTTTGCGAGGGAAACCATGAGCATCGTATTAGTAAGGTTATTCATAGTGACGCTGTGCTTGACGGCACTATCGGTTTGGGTGATCTTGAACTTGAGCGTAATGGGTGGGACTTTTACCCCTACCTTCAACCTATTGTGGTTGATAGTATTGCCTATAGTCACTTTTTTACTAGTGGTGTTATGGGTAGGCCGGTGGGTGGAGAACATCCCGCCAAGACCTTACTGAATAAACAGCACATGTCTTGTACAGCAGGGCATAGTCATACCTTAGATTTCGCCACCACTACTGACGCAGCTAGTAGGCGTATTATGGGCTTAGTCTGTGGGTGTTATATAGATTACGATAGTAGTTGGAACGATCCACAATCTGAAGGCCTATGGTGGTCAGGGGTAGTAATCAAACGTCATGTTGAGGATGGCACCTATGATCCTCAATTTGTATCAATTAATGCGCTACAGAAGGAGTACGGGGATGCTAGGGGTAAAAGAGTGTCTACATCAAATAGAACCCGACGAGCTAAAGTCGCGCATAAGTGATCGGTGGTCTGCTGCGGAAGTAGTAGAGTATCTTGACCTTCCCATAGATAAGCTGCTTGACTTAATCCTTGAGTTAGTGTATACTGAACCTATGGAGTATGAAGAATTTATAAGGATGATGACTTATGATGAAGAGAACGACGAAGGCTCTGTTACGTCAAAGACGGAAGCTTTCCTTTACGAAAGACCCAATAGTTAAAGATCTTCATAGTCCTAAATACTATCAGCGTATAGTTAAGGATAAGACTCAGTATAATAGGAAGGAGAAGTATAGTGTCATTCTGGAACAAGAGTGGTGATGAAGGAGTAGAAGACGATAGTTATTTCTTTAACCCTGACGTTCTCGTTAATCGGATAAACTTATTGATTAGGATAATCAAGGACCTCCCATCTTCTCAAAGACAATCGTATCTTAAACAAGCTGCTGAGTTAGTTCTTAAGAGTGTAGATATACCATTGTCTGAGGATATGGAAACTCATAGGAGAATACATTAATGTACGGTCCACAAGTACTAGCATGTGACGTAGTACATGCGGCTAAACATCGGTTACCTAACGAGTCCTTCGAGGAGTCATGTGCTAGACAGGCCGCAGCCTTAGCAGACGGTGAATCTCACAGACAGACACTCAAGCTTATCCTCCTACATCAGAGATTCCTTGGTGCTGGGCGTGTGCAAGCTTCAGTAGGTAGCCCACGTAACGTGACAGCTTTCAACTGTTTTGTATCCGGTACCATTGAGGATTCGATGGAAAGTATCATGGGTAGGGCAACCGAG